TGAAGCGTTTAAAGATAAGCCTTATCTTAAAGGTGTTGATAGTCAGGAGAAATTATTTTCGATGCTCGATGGAGCACAGACGCTTATCGGTAAAAAAGGTCCAGCTATTCCCGCAGCAGATGCTAAACCTGAAGAATGGAATGCTTTTTACGATGCACTCGGTCGTCCAAAAGATGCAAAAGAATATAAGTTTCCAACAGCAGATAAAACAGAACCAGCCCTTTTAACTGGCATTAGCCAGGCTATGCACAAGCATGGTTTGACACAGAAGCAAGCTGAAGGTGTTTGGACAGACGTCGAAGCCACGATGGGTGCATTTTTAAAGGAAAAAGGCGTAGCCGCAGAAAAAGAAAATGTCGATTTTACAAAATTAGCCACGGATGTTTTTGGTCCGGAACGGGATAAGACGTTAGCCCTCGGAAAAGAGATGATCGCAGCTTATGCCTCTCCTGCGGTGAAACCTTACATGAATAGTCTTTCGAATGAGCATTTAGTGTTGATTGCAGATGTCTTGAATAATATCAATAAAAAATATATCAAACAAGACGGGGCTCCGAGGCCCCCTTCAGGCGGCCAAGGGGGAACACCGGATGAACTAAGAAATAAAGCACGTTTACTTATGTCTGAACAAAGTAAACATAATTCTATGTCTGTCGAATTTGCAAATTATCAGAAACAGATCGATGCTATTTATGAGTCACTAAGACAGTCCGGAATAAAAGTTTAAATAATATTTGACAAGGTTGTTTTTTTGGAATACGCTTAGAGGGTAAAGAAAGAATCGGGTAGTTCGAAAGAATCCGGGTATCACAGTAATATCTGTGCGGTCAGCCACCGAGAAAAGGTCATGACGGCATCCGTTGTAGTTAAAACGGGGATTGCAAGTCGAAGGTTAAATTTTTCGATAAACGATTTCTGTTTTACAAAGGAGCCAACATGAATGAAATAGATAATGCGTTAGTAACGCAGTTCTCCGACATGGTGCACGTTCGTGCACAGCAAATGAAGTCCCGTTTGAGACCTTATTTTCAGATCCGAAAAATGACCGGCGATATTTGGGCCTATGATGGATTAGGCATCGTTGATGCTTCTGAGCAAAATGCTCGCATCGCCCCGGTTAGTTTCAATTCCATTGAACACACCCGACGTAAGATCGTTCGTAGGCGTTTCGTTGTGACTTTGCCTCTCGACAGTTCTGATGTTCGTGCTGTTTTGACGAACCCTCAGAATGATTATGCCGGAGCTTGTACTCGCGCTATCGAAAGAGTTTTCGATCGCGTTGGTATTGAATGTGCTTTTGCCACAGTTTATACTGGCCGCGATATGTCCACTCCCGTTACGGCTATCACAGATGGTGTTGTGACAGTTGACGCAACCGCAGGTTTGACCTACGAGAAGTTGCTTGAAATTCGTAGGAAGTTCCACAACAACGAAGTCGGCAATGATATGCCGGAAAAATTTGTGTTCCTCTGCACCGCTGACGAAGAGGAAGATATGATGCAAGAAACCGCTTTGATCAATAGCCTTTATACCCAGCAATACGTGGTTGATAAAGGTGAAATGGTTAAGGCCGTTGGCTTCGACATTATCAAATACGGCGCCAGTGTTAGCCATCCTTTATTGAATGTTGTTGCGGGTACTCGAAACTGTATCGCTGCCAGTGAGCGCGGTATTGTGTTTGGTATGTCGCTTGATCTTTCTTTGAAGATTCAAGAAAGACCTGACCTGGTTGAGACGACTCAAATTCAGGCCATCATTCAGCTTGGTTCAGTCCGAACTGAAGGTGTTTTGCTTCAACAGGTTAATACAACGCAGAAATAGTTTTGCGTTTAACAATATTTAAACTTGGAGGTTAACCATGAGTGTAATCAATAATTATGTGGATACGAATATTCTAGCGGGGAAACTCGCTAAGAATACTGTCGTGATGGGCGGCCAACTCAAGACAGCTATCCAATCTTTCGCTATAGCCGCAACGGACGAGGCAGGATCGGTTTACCGTGTTTTTAAAGGCCTTAGCCCAGACATCGTTATTAAAGACATGCGTATCTTCTGCGATGCTCTTGCAGGAGTTAACGACGTTGATGTTGGTGTGTACGGCGTTCTGGATTATGATGGTATCGGAGCTATCGTGGACGGGAATTGTATCGGAGATGCTGTGGACATTTCAGCAGGATTTCCTATTACTGCCGCACCAGGAGTTCTTGATGAAGCCATCGCTATTGCCGACAGAGAGAAAGCTCTTTGGGAGTTAGCGGGAGAAGCTCAATTCCCGGCTAAGTCCGCTGCTTATGACATCTGCTTGACCGTAAATGCTATCGGTCAGGGGACCAATGGTAACGTTTGTGTTATCATGAGTTATGTACAGATGTAATTGAGGCAGGATCATCTCGACTGAAATAAAGCGCCGGGGTTAAATGCCTCGGCGCTTTTTACTTAGAAAGGATTTTTATATGCCAGCGCCAGCATCTCCTGTGGATATATGTAACCTTGCTTTGGATGATTTAAAGCAAGCACCCATTACCAATATTTTGACTCCTACGACGTCAACCGAATTTATTTGTTCTCGGAATTATGATACTGAACGCCGGGCCGCGCTTGCCGCACACCCGTGGCGCTTCGCTATTAAGAGAATCCAGCTAACTCCAAATCCAGTTACGGATCCCCTATTTGGCTATCTCTATGCTTATGATTTACCTGTTGATTATATTCGTATGGTTTCTGTTGGAGACGATTATATAGGTGATCTTCGAGGAGAGAGAGAAATCGAGAACGGTCAACTATTAGCCGTGAGCGGAGATGTTGTTTTTGATGGTACTACAAAAGACGTTCGTTATATTTATGACATCACGGATGTGAACCGATTTTCGCCTTTATTCATAATCTATCTCCGTTTAAGATTAGCTATTCGCATGAGTAATAAGTTTTCAGTTACTCAATCTATTAAAAAAGGTTTGAAAGAAGATTACGGTGAAGCTGAAATAGAGGCTCGTGCGGTGAATGGTCAAGAAAATCGTATCAAGAGAATTCAATTTAGTCGTACGCTGACCAAACGAAGAGGACTTCCCGGCGGACTCTACGCCTCAAAATATACGGTATTCGGATCTTAATATGGAAATGAATTTAAGCCAACAGAATTGGGCCTCTGGAGAACTCTCCGGTTTGATGGAGGGCCGAGCGGAATTGCCAGCATATAAAAGTGGTGCTAGAAAACAATTAAATTTTATTTCTGAAACAAGCGGTGGAGCGCGTTACCGTAACGGATCTCAATTTGTTAATCCCACCCGAAGAAATAAAGTCGCTTGTTTGATACCTTTTCAGTTTAATGACTCTCAGGCTTATGAACTTGAATTCACTGAGAATTTTATTCGTTTTTACCGTAATAATCAGGTCCTCACTTTGGCTCCGGTAACGATCACCAACGCAACGCAAGCTAATCCAGTTAAAATTTCTGCGGTTAATACCTATGCGGATGGTGACGAAGTTATTATCACAGGTGTTTCAGGTATGCACCAAATCAATAATCGAAATTTTGTTGTTAAAAATCCTACCGGAGCTGATTTTGAATTGTATGATACGTTTGGTACAACGCCTATTAATGGCCTTCTTTTTGCCGCTTATGTATCTGGTGGGCAAGCAAGTAAAATTTACGAGAAGGCTAGTCCATATTTAGAAGCGGATTTATTTGCTTTGAAATATGGTCAGAACGCAGATGTTATGTATATCGTTCATCCAAATTATGAACCACGAAAGTTGACCCGCTCAGGAGCCTTGAGTTGGACGCTTGCTTTATTTACTCGAACGGGTGATCCTTTCCTAATTAAAAAAGTCATCACGAATATTTCTCAGGCGAACCCGGCTAAAGTCACTTCAGCTCTTCACGGTTATACCGGTGGTGAAGAAATTATTATCGAGGACGTAGCGGGCATGACTCAAATCAATAGCCGTAAATATACTGTTGTTCCTGATGATGCAAATCATTTTGATCTATTGGGAGTCGATTCTACCGGATATACCGCTTATGGTGCTAATGGGTATGCGTCTAATACGAACTTATTGCCAGGATGCGTTGCTTTTATTAGCGGACGCCTTCTTTATGGTTATTCTGATTCTTATCCTGAAAGTTTCTGGGGAAGCAAGCCTTTAGACGCAAACGGAAATCCTCAATACGACGACCTTACGAATGGTCCCGCGGCGACGGATGGTTTTAAATTTACACTTTCTCCGTTTACGGG